TTACTCGATGATGGGGGAGAGCTGGTCGGCCAACTGCTTGGCTTGTTGGCCATGTCCGGTCATGGCACCGCTGTTACCAGGGGCTGGCCCGCTGCCGTGGGTGTGGCTGGCAGTGGCAGCGGCCAGCTGCTCCACCACGTTCATCAACTGCAGTAGCAGCCGGAAGATGTTCACATCCTCTGTCCCCATCCACGAACGGGGCGCCTCCAGGTGCTGCAGCTCGCCGGCAACGGCCCGGCGCAGTTGTCCCACCACCTCGACCAGATCCCCCGCCGTGGTCTGGCTCATGTTGCCCAGACTTCCCAGGGTGAGATCATCCCCGGCCAGCAGCTCGATGGCGCCGAGCGCCTCGATGAGCTTGAGGCCGCCCACCTCTTCGATGCTGTGCTGGGCCACCTGCAGCCGATGCTGGCCATGCTCTCCCTGGTAGTCGTCACTCTGGTGGTGCATCTGCAGGGCACGGTCGTGCAGGAGCCGGTCGGTGTGGCGGGAGAGGTTGCCCACGGTGTCGGTGCGGCTGAACACCTCGGCCCGTTGCTGCTGCAGTTGCTCGCCAGGGGCGATGTCCGGCAGGGGCCAGCCACTGCCGAGCACGGTGCGGATAAAGGGCCGGTCAGCCCGCCCGAAGGCGAACCCCAGTTCAACCAGCGTCCCCTCGATGGGGAACTGCAGCAGGCCCTGTTCCTGCCCACCGAATTGCACCGGCAGCGGCACCGCCCGATACAGCGGGGCAGCCTTGTCCGGTTGGCCATCCTCGCCCAGCAGTTGCACGTCCACCGCATAGCGGGGGCGGAATGGGTCATTGAGCTGGCCGGCGCTGGCCCGGTCGCTGATGGCCTCGACCCGTCCGAACTTGGGCAAGTGCATGTTGTCGGCGAGTTCCGGGAACTCCCCCTCTATCTTGCGCCGTTCTGGCGACTTGGTGACCTTGCCCGGGGTGGCCGTGGTCAGGGTCATCTCGTCCCCCTTGAGGCGGACCCGCATCACCCGCTTACCGTTGATGATGGCGCCGGGCCGGATGGACGGCACCGGCGACAGGGTCAGGGTGTCGCCTGCCTGACGACCTGACCAGGCGGGATCAAGTGTCACCTCCTTGTCATGCCAGCGGCTGTCAGCATGGCTGCCCACGAAGATGGCGCCATTGGGTTGCTGGTACCAGACAAAGTCGGGCACCTGAAAGGCACGGCCGGCGTTATCGAGCAACTGGTACCCGGTACCGGCGCTGGTGAAGTTGGGGATCGGCTGGTCGGTGTAGTCGCTGCCCTGTGGCAGCAGGAAGGTCAGCCCGGTTTGGTCCGTCAGCCAGGCCAGCAGGCCGCGCAGGGTGGCGTGTTGTTGGCTGACCGGCAGCCGGGAGCCCAAGGCGCCGGCCAGCTCGCGGCACAGTAGCTTGCTGGCGCCATTGGCGGCAGGCTGCACGTCGTACACGTAGCCGGTGAACCAGCGGCGCAGGTCGCCGTTGTAGCCGGTGTCCAGGGTGAAGGTCTGCCCCTTGCTGGCCGTTCCTTCAATGGTCAGGGCGGCGCGGCCGCCGGCGTTGATGTCCAACACCAGGTCATGGTCGACCAGGTGCACCGGCTGGCCGGCGATGGTCAGTGAAGTGGAGAGTTTCATGCCAGCATGTCATCCATCGGTTTGAGCACGTAACGCTCGAAGCTGCTGAGGTCTTGCTCGTCGTCGCCAGTCCCTTTGGCGCCTGGCTTGGCGGTGCTGGTGTTGGCGGTGCCCTGGCCCACGGTGGGGGCTTTCTTCGGCAAGCGCTGTTCGCGCTTCTCCGGTACCGAGTTGAACTCCTTCAAGGTGAACTGCACCTGCCAGGCCAGCAGCCCCTCCTGTTCGCTGGCGGTGACGCGCCCGGCAAACTTGGCCTGGCGCACCTTCACCGACTTGGCCAGCAGCGACCCGACCCGGTAGACGTGGCGTTTGCCGCCATTTCCCTTGGCATCGGCCAGCTCAAACAGCCGGCTCAGCATGCGCTCATCCTTGAACGGGATGAGGCCTGAGACGTCGAGCTCCTTGCCCTTGGCGCCCTGTTCGGCGCTGCTGGTCGAGCTGGTCTGGCCGCTCTGGTCCTTGTCCTGAAACTGCATCGATGCGGACACCCGCATCGACTTCATGATGATGGGCTCGCCATCGAGGGTCAGCATGGCTTGGCTCATGGGGTTAACTCCTGCCAGAAGGTAAGCGGGGAAGGGGAGAGCAGCAGGGCCGCGACCGTCATGCTCTGGCTGTGGTCGGGTGGGGAGCTCTGCCCGAGCTGGGTGGCTAGGCTGACCGCATCCCCCTGCCCTTGCCAGTGCCAGAGCGTGCCGGAGAGTGTGCCCAGTTGGGCCAGGGTCTCGGCGAGTTGTGCCAGGCGGTCGACACGGCGGGTCGCCAGCCCCTGCAGCTTGGCGATCGGGGTCTGGCTATCCCGGGCCAGACTCTCCAGCTGGGCCAGCTCTGCCCCCAACGCCATGCGGGCCGGGCGCAGCGGTGCCCAGCTCAGCGGCTCATCGGCGCGCCAGCGCGGCACCTTGGCCGCCGTGGGCTGGCTCATGGTGTCGTTGTTGGCGGTGAGGCGGCGCAGGGTGGCGCACCACTCGGGCAGTGGCAGCAGGGCGCAGAGGATGGCCAGCTGCTTGGCCAGATCCTCGGCGCTGTTACCGGTGACCAGCCAGGCGAGGGCATGCAGTTGCCCGCTGGGCACCAGGGGATCGGCTCCGTCCTGCAGCTTGGCGGCCAGAGTGGCCACCGCATTGGGGGCGGCCAGGCTGAACTGCTGGCCCTGCTGTTGGCCGACCCCGTGCTGGTAGGGGGTGACCGTCAGACAACGACCGGTAACCAGCAGGCGGTCGAGCTCGCTGCGCAGGTCGGCCAGCGCGGCGGCTGCCTCGCTGAGCGGGTGTGGCCGGTACTGAGCCCGCCCAGCCAGACCCTGCAGGCGCGCCATGGCGCTGTCCTGGGTGGCCGGGAGCTGACCCAGTACGCCCTGGGCGCGGGTGTGCAGGCTGCCGGCACTGGCGGGCCAGCGCAGTGGCCCCTGTGTCCAGCTCATCGCGGCGCCTCCGGCAAGGTGACCTCCGCTGGCCATCCGTCACTTTGGGGGAGGCGGTAGAGGGCGACCCGGTAGCGCTGCCAGGCGGTGAGCTGTTCGCGTTCGGCCTCGCTGATGATGCCCAGCGCCTCGGCGTCGAGTAGCGGGGCCATGGCGTTGGCGGCCTGCTTGAGTAGCGCATCGAGGCGGGCCTGCTGCTCGGCCTCGGTCGGCGGTGGCAGGGGGAGCACCTCGATATCGCCAAACTCGCCGAACACGGCCCGGCTGTAGAGCTCGCGGCCGTGCTCCATCGGGTCATCCTTGCGGGCAGTGAACTGGACCGACTCAGGCAGGTGGGTAAAGCGCACATCCAGGGTGATGCTGGCGGGATCCGCCGCATAATGGCGAGGGTGCACGGCGCTGAGTACTTCAATACGTTCCATCAGGTTCTCCTCTCTCAGGCGACCCGGATCCACAAGGTGGCCCGGTCGTCATAGCGTTCATCGTCGTTGGCACCCATGATGTCGCCCATACACTGCCAGGTGCCCGGCAGGCTGTAGCCGGAATAGCCCCACTCAGCCGCCGAGCACGGGCGTAGGTAAGCGCCGGCCGCGCGCTGGCCGTGGCTGGTTTTGCCCCCAGCCGGCACCAGCGCAGCAAACACATATGCACCAATGGCGTGATATGACCCTGCCACCACATCAGCGTTACCGCTGGCGGCCTGTTTCAGGGCAAAGCTACTCATTGCCCAATCTACAACGTTCGTCCCACCAAGCCGGGGAGAGTGAAGATCGCCGCTTGGGGTGATGTACCATCCACCTGGAGACTCAAGCGCCCCGGCGTTTCGCAGACTCCAAACCTTGAGATAACCTTCACCCTGACACGCGAACGTGTGGGCGGCGTTCTCAAGGTTGCGGTGCGTCTGGTGTCCGCTGAACATCTCAACGTCATAGCTACCATCAAACCAATAGCGGGCGCCCAGAAGCCCGAACAAAGCCCCCTCGCTCGCCGCCTGTCGGCCTGCATGGAAAGAGGTATGCTCCCAACTGTGCCAGTTTCGAGCATTGCTCCACTCAGTGGACAGCTTGCCGTAAATCTTGGATGCGTCGGCGTCAAACTCGGCATAAACCTTCGTCTCGCCACCGGATCCGTTGCTCTTGCCGAGTCGCACCCTGTTGGTGTTGTTTGGCTTATACATAATCACAGCAGAGTGGCCGGGCTGGTGTAGCTCAAGCACTGGGTCACCGCCATTCCTGATCTGGTGATACCGGCACTCACTACCGCCATTCACAACCACGCTGTTAGCCTGAACGACCCCCTCAGCGTTCACCCAAAGCGCCTGACCCTGCCAAACCCCATCCTGATAGCGGTGGAGGCCCCATGCCCCGCTAGAGCCATCGATGCCAATACCCCAAGAGTGACCCCGGAAGTCTTCATATGGGCTGAATTTCAAGCCGCCATTTGCCACCACTCGCACATGATCCGCTGCCAGGCGCTTGTGGGCGGTGATCTCATTGCGCCCGATGGTGATCACCTTGGATGGTGCATTCTCGGTGCTTACCTTGGCGCTGATATATGGGTCGGCATTCTCGGGCGCTTCCATGCCCAGCCAGGTACCGCCATTACTGCCAGAGCGTGAACGTGCTATCACTCCAGTTCTGGCGTAGATGGCGTCTTTCGCGTCGACGCCACCGTCCAGCGGGCCGCCAGTCTTCGGGTACCCTCCCATTTGCTCCAGGGTGGGTTTGTCCGTGACTTCGTCCCATGAGTGGGTGTGACTGTGGTCTTTGATCTCCACCGCGATGGTGACGCCCTGGGCGTCTTCCAGGATGCCCTTGCCGGTCACGTCCCCGGTCAGCTCGATGGTGCGCTTGCGGCGCACGTCGGTGACGCTGCCGTCCGCATTGACGATGGCCACCTTGGCCACATGGTGCTGATGGCCGTTGCTGTCCAGGTAGTCGGTGAGCTCCGGCACGCTTAAGGTCAGGGTGAAGTAATTCACCCAGGCATCGAGCAGGGAGCCCGCCCGGTAGATGTCGAGCCAGAGCCCCACCGGCTTGGCGCCCGGGGTCACCTTCTTGACCTCATTCAGTTCCGCCCGCAGGCCGCCCACGTAGGCCACCCCGGGCTGCACCTTGTAGACCCCGGACTCATTGACCAGCTTGAAGCCGTCGCCGTAGAAGGTGGCCGGCCCGAAGAACTGCAGCGCCTGCAGGCGCAGGTCGTCGTCCATCCCGCGCAGGCGGGCGGCATAGTCGATTTGCCAGGTGCTGGCGTCCACGTGGGTGGCGGTGGCCTCTGCCGCCCGGTCGTACTCCATCAGCATGGATTTCACCAGGCTGTTGCCGGTCTGGCCGGTGGCCTCATTGGTCTTGAGTTTGGTCTCCAGCCCCTTGTGCACAATCATCCCCACCACGCCGGTGGCCTTGTTGATGAGGTACATGGCATTGAAACTGAAATCGCCGACCGTGGTGTCCATCACGATGGTGTAAGCCACCGCATCGTTGTTGATGCGCCCGCGTTGGTCCACCCCGTGGCGGTGCACAATCTGGCCCGCCGGCGGCAGGCCGCTGTCCGGGTTGATGGCCGCATCGGGATCGAGCCCCGGCACGTTGGCCAGCACGAACTCATCGAGCACCACCGGCGTCTGGTTGGTCAGGCACTCCTGCCAGTAGCGGGAGAAAGCGTTGGTAATGATCTGGCTCATGCGTTCCTCTTAAGTGTCGCGCCGAACACCTGCTGGCTCATGTCGATACGACCGAACCGCAGGGTGCCGGTGACCGGGTAAACCACCTGAAAGCGATAGCGGCGGCAGGTGCGGCCATAGTGTTGAATCAAGGTTTCCATCAGTTTCTGGTTGGCGGCGATGGCGCCGTCGGTCACCTCGATGGTGATGACGTCCCAGGGCGCGCCGGCTTGCCGTTCGTGGATGTCGCACCAGCCGATGCCAAGGCGCTCAAAGATGCGTTTAAAGCCGGCCACCTCGCCGGCGTCCCTGGCGTTCACAAAGGCGAACTTGACCCGCTTGCGAAAGAGCGGCAGTGGCTCGCCGTTGAAGCGGCTGATGTCACGCTCCCAAGCGAGCAGCGCCAGCAGAGATTCCGAGCAGGTCAGCGGGTCTTGCTGGGCCAGCGGCAGCAGCAGCCAGCCCTTGACCCGCTGCCAGAAGGCGTTGATCCCCTTGGCCAGAAACCCGGGCTCGGCGTGGGCCGGGCTGATGGTGTAGCCGTCTTCCCACCAGGGGGCGCTGGCATCGGGTAGCACCGGCGCCTGCAGGTTGTGTTCAAGCTGGGTCGGGTCAGTCATGCAGGGTTACCTCCAGCGAGCTCAGACGCGGGATGGCCAGCCCCGACACGATGTCATCCTGCGCAAACTTGAGGCTCTGCAGCTGCGGGAACTGGCTGTGCAGCTCGCGGGCCAGCTGGGAGAGCGAGAAGCGCGAGCGCGGCCAGGTGCGGGTAACGCTCGGAAAGTCCGCCGACTGGCGAAACGCCGCCTTGACCAGGTTCTCGGCGCCCGCCTTGAGTGCGGCCAACTGTTCATCGGTGAGGTTGGGCTGGGGCCAGAGCGCCAGCGTCAGGCTGTGCTGGGTTTCGGGCATGGCCATCACAAACAGGTCATCGCCATGGCCATGGTTGCCCTGGCGGCCCACGTAGTCGTTGAGCTGATTGATGAGACTGGCTGGAGTGGCGCCCACTTCCAGCAGGATGTAAGCGTTGGCGGTACCCGGGCCGCGTGGCCCCTCATGCTCAAAGAAGATGTGATCGGCCCGAATGCCGGCGACGCTCGCCAGCATGGAGCGGTAAATCGCGTCGATGTGGTAGCGACCCACTGCCGAGAACTGGTTCTGGATGCGCAGGCCGAGCGCGTCGTTGCCCTCGGCGTCCGCACCCTGGGTGGTGATCCACTCCTTGTCATCGTTGCGGGCCGAGAGGATGCCGGTCACCGGTTCACTGAGCAGGTTGTAATAGCCTGGGGCCAGATTCCAGGCCGCGCCGGCGAACTCCGCCTCGCAGACCACCTTGGCCACCGCTTCGCCGGCGGGGCTCACCACCGCCTGCAGGGGTTTGAGGCGATAGATGGTGCCGTTGATGCGCTCGGTGGCTATCCAGATATCGGCCGGGATGGTAGCGGCCTCGCTGGGGTTGGCCTTGACGAAGTTGACCAGGCCACGGGTTTTCTGATCGGCTTTGCGGGTCAGGTCCACGTCCCAGGCCTTGAGGTCGAGATAGGCATCGGTGGCGGTGGCCGCAAAGGTGTTGGGCAGCACATGGCCGGCCAGCAGGGTGCGGATAAGCCAGAGCGCCGGGGTGATGACCACCCCGCGCACCAGCCGCCAGAACGGGCTCACGTCGCTGTCATTGGTGATGAGGGAGCCTGCGGCCACCACCTCCTTTTTGAGCTCGGCCTCCATGGCCTGTTCGGTGGTCGGGACGCCGGTCTCGGCCAGCAGGGCCATAAAGTCCACGGTCGGGCGCAGGTTCACAGGGTTACCTCCAGTTCGCCGAATTCATAGGTGCGAGCGGTGACCAGCACCCGGTCGGGGGCTTCTTCACTGATGAGGATGGTGCCTGGCACCAGCCGCTCGTCGTCTTCTACCAGCAGTTCAATCTCGGTCATCACATCGGCGCGCAGGGTAGGGCTGCGCTCGCCGATGAGCTTGCGGGCCAGCCCCGACTCCATGATGCGGTGCTTGATGTCCTGACCGATGCTGTGGCGGTCCTGGGTGTAGCGGGGCTGGCCGCCGGCATCGAGTTGCCAGGCACCGTTGACGACCAGGAGATCGATGTATTTGGGTTCATTCATCACTTGGTCTCCAGCCAGACGTTCTCGGCCATCTGCTCCGGGGTCATCGGGTTCTGGTTGGTGATGTGCACCTCGCCGACGTGCAGGGACTTGGCCGGCTTCTGGTTGGCAGAGGTCGCGGCCGCGTTGGCCTGGATCAGCTGCTGGCCAATGCCACCGGATGGCACCTTGCTCTGGTCTTGCTGGCGGTAGCGGGCGAGGGGGGCGTTGACCGTCTCCTGTTGTCGCTCTTGCGCTGGCACATTCATCACCCCTGGCATGACCGGCACATTCAGTGGCGGCATGCTCGGCATGGCGAGATCCGGCATGCTGCCGAGCTCGATGTTGACGCCCGGGATCATGTTGAGTTTGTCGATCAACCAGTCCACTGCTTTGCCCAGCAACTGGAAGGGGCTTAGGTTGGCAAGCAGCTGCATGAAGTTGGCCCAGCCGGTGGCCGCCCCATCGATCATCGCCTGGATGGCGTCGAACACGCCCCAGTCTGCCAGGGTCTTTTTCAGGTCGTCCCAGTAGTAGATGACCGCCGCGACGGTGCCGATCAGCAGCACAATGCCCGCGATGATCAGGCCGATGGGGTTGGCGTACATGGCGATATTGACCGCCAGCATGATGGCCCGGAAGGTGACCAGGCCGGCCTTGAGCAGGTTGAGGGGGACCATGATGGCGCCAAGAGCGATGCCCCAGCCGAGGGTGGCCATCTTGGCGATGCCGGCTATCAGCATCCAGGTGCCGGTGACCATCCCCAGTCCCACGATGGCGAGCAGGGCATAGCTCACCACCTTGGTGAGGTTGGGGAAGAGCTGGGTCCAGCGCAGCACGTCGTTGGCACCATCAGCAAAGGCGCCCACCACGGCATTGATGGCAGGCAACACCACCCCGAACGCAGCGGCGCGGATGGCGAACCACGCCTGTTCGACCCGCTGCCACTGGTCGGTCATGGCTGCGGCCATCTGTTCGGCCTTGCCCATGCCGTGGGTGTTGGCCAGCGCGTTGATATTGGTGGCGAGCCCCTTGGTGTCATCCATCATCAACTTGATCATGGCAACCGCCTCATCCGAGCCGAATGCCTTCTTGAGCTCGTCCCCTTCGGCCACGCTCAGGGTGTCGCCATAGCGCCCCTTGAGCTGGTCCAGTACGGTGAGCACCGGCAGCATGTTGCCCGCGGCATCGGTGAACTGCATGCCGAGGGTCTTCTGGGCATTGCCCACACCTGCCAGAAATGCCTTGAACTTGGTGCCCGCCTCGCCGCCACTCATGGTTGATTGCAGCATGCCCAAGACTGCGAACTGTTCATCAAGAGAGACGAACGCTTTTTTACCAGCAGCCCCCAAGGCAGCGAATGCATCTGACATCCCCTTACCATCCGTCTTGAACATTTGAACGGCGGTAGCTGTTTTGCTCGCGATATCTTCGATGAAGTTAACCTTGCCCATGTTTTCGGCTTGGTCTTTGAATATCCCGTACATGGTGCCCATGTACGTTGTGATCGTTTGAGTGTCAGCTTTGGTTGCCTTGGCCAGAACCCCAGAGGCATATGCCGCACCTGATAGCTCAGTGCCACTCAAGCTGGCGATAGCTGACTGAATTTGATAGGAGGAGCGAACGAACTCAGTGGCAGATTCACCATATTTGACCGAGTACTTTAACGCTGTACCGCTGAGGTCTTTCAGCGCCTCTTTGGCTACTCCCAAAGAGTCCACTTCAGCCAATGCCCGATCCATTTCGATGGCGGGGCCCAGAGCAGACTGGATCGCCATGCCGCCGGCGGCGACCGTGGTGGCGCCCATGGCCATGTTGGCCCACCCCTGGCGGCCGGACCGGCTCACCTCATCCATCTGGCGCTGGATGCCGGCGAGGGGGCGGGTCACCTGGTCAACCAGGGCCACCTGCATCATCAGTTTTTCCATCCAGGCCATCGGCGTTATCCGTTAAAGGCGTTCACAATGCCCTCGCGCACGGCATGGGCGAGGCGTTCTCTCTCGGCTTTGTCGAGCCACAGGGCGCGGGCGAGGCTGTCGGCGTCGTCCCCTTCGTGCGGCAGGTAGCGCCGGCGCAGGGCCAGCAACTGCTCGAGGGGGTTGCGCTCGATGGCCTCGGCGCGCGCGGTCAGTTTTTTACGCTGATCTCGAGCTGCGGGGCGAAGTGCTCGTTTACCACGGCGGTCAGCTGCAGGGCGGCGCCCGGACGTTTGAGCAGTTCGGCGAGGCTCTCCTTGCTGCCCTGGGCCACGATCTTTTGCAGGTAGTTGTGCGCCGGGGCCACCTTGTCGCCGGGTAGCAGGTCGTTGATGTAGCCGTTGTAGGCCACCATGGTCGGCTCGAAGGTGATCTCGGTGCCGGCAACGGTCAGGGTGAGCTTGCTCATTGGGGGTTCTCCTCGGTGTTGATCCAGTGATTCAGGGCATTGATTTGCCGTTGGCAGCGGCGCAGGGCCAGCTGCAGGGTCGGGATAAAGCGTACGGCCTCGCCGTAGGTGGTCCCGGTAAAGTCAGGCTCCGGGCAGTGGGGCACCAGCGCCGCCGGGGGAAGGCGTGTCACTACCCGGGTTTGCATCAGGGGCGCCGGTGGGCTTGAGCAGGCGCAGAGCGCCAGCAGGCAGAGGCTCACGGGCACAATCCGGGCGGCCCGCCGGCGGCGTGGCCAGGGCACGTTCCAGTTCATCGCTGATGCTCCTGTTGTGTTGGTCGAGGGCGGCGAGCTCGCCGCTCAGGGTGGCCAACTGCTGGCGCAAGGTCTGCTCGCGCTTGGGGTAGTCGGCCAGGGCCTGGGCTTGCAGGTCGTTGACGTTCTGCAGCGCAGTGATGGTGCTGTGGGCGGTGGTCAGCTCCTTGGTTCGGGTCGAGAGGCGCTCGCCCTGAACGAAGAGGAGGGTGCCAATCAGCAGCCCGAGCAGGGTCGGCAACAGCTTGAACAAGGCGCTCATGCCAGCACCCCACCGAACTCGACAAACTTGTCTTGCAGATCGGCAAGCGTGTGTTCGCGCTGGCCATAGCCGGCCCCTGGCAGACTTGCCCAGATGTTGGCGCACTTGGCGATCGCCTCTTTCAGGCGGCCGGCCATCACGTCGGGCAGGGCTTTCTGCTCGCGGATCAGGGCAATGGCCCAGGTGTCTTGCGACTCGGGGCCAAAGTCGGGCAGACCGAGCCGGTCGCGATAGTGCGGCCAGTAGCGGGCCAGGAACTGATAGCGGCCGGCGGCGGTGCTGATGAGGCTGGCATTGACCTGTACCCGCACGTTGGGATGGCTGGTGTAGCTCTCAAAGAAGCCGGCCGGGTTGACCAGCTTGTTATAGCCATCGTCGCCTTTACCCTTGGTGCCCTCGGCAAAGGCGATCATGTCCAGGAACGCGGCCACCTGGGGGTGGCAGTGACTACGGGGCATCGTTACCTCCTTGGCGGCCTACCATGTTGGCCGCCTTGTCGCGAATGATGTCGATCCCAAGCAGTCCCACCATGCCACCCAGTAACGGGGTGGCCTCCTGGGGGATCCCGAGCAACTGGGTGCCGGTGGCGGCCGCCAGGGTGATGAGGCCGCACAGCAAGGATTCGATCAGCCGGCGGCGACCCCGCCCACCGGCATAGGTGATGCGCAGGAAGGCGATGGCCAGCGCCAGCAGTGCCCCATAGACAGCGGGCCAGTTGTCCATCAGCCAGGCCAGCATGGCGGCCCAGAGGGTGGGGTCTTTGTTTGGCATAGGGTTCATATCCCGTTCTCGATGCTTATTGGCCGCGACGCTCTGCGCGGCTCTGGCAGGGCACACATTTGCGCACCCCGGGTACTCGCTGGCGGCGTTCCTCCGGGATCGGGTCATCGCACACTTCGCAAAGGTGCAAGCTCTCGCCCTGGTAGTGGCTGCGGCCAAGCTGGCTATCCAGCTGGGCCGCCAGCATCCGCTCGGCGTGTTGGTTGGCACGGTCGATCAGATCCATCGGTTAGCCCTTGAGGTGACGGGTGTCGTCATCCGACAGGTACGGCATGCCGTTGATGTGCACGAAGTCCGGGGAGGTGACGAACCCCTTGATTTTGTGCACCCCCTTGCTGCCGCCCTTGGGATCGATATCGAGCAGGTCAGAGATCACCAGCTTCACGCCAAAGGCTTCCACCTTCATGGTCTCGTCGCCGGTGTCTGCGTAGAACAGCACATCGTCTGGCTTCATGCCGCGCCAGCTGCCCTGACGCTTGGCGCTCTCACACAGCATCTTGAAGTTCTTGGCATCGAGCTCGAACTCCAGCTCTGCGGCCACATCCCCATCGATATAGCCATCAGGGATGCCACGGGTTTGCGCCACGGCGCTGTTGTCGGTGATGGAGAGGCTGGCCTTCTCGATGTGCACCATGGTGCCCATCAGGGTGGTATCGAAGGACTGGCCTGAAATACGGCTGGTCATGGGTTAGCCCTCCCCGTTGTTGAGGCTCAAATCGAGCATGATGTTGACGGTGATCCCTTTGGGGCAGTCCACGGTGCGCACCACCACATAGATGGAGACCAGGTTCTTGGCGGTCCACTGGATGCGGATGTCGCCATCCTTGGGGGAGGCGATGTCACCCGGGAACGGCTGGCCGTTGATGGTGATGGCGCTGGCCATCTGGCGCAGGTCCTTGCCGAAGAACATGACGGCGGCCTCGGTGCTGCCCGGGGTGGAGTTGAACGAGCGATCGCCGATGCGGGCGATGGCGCGCAGGCGCATCCGGCGGGCGACCTTGTAAGCAATGCGCAGGTTTTCGATCACCTGGTAGTCGCCACCCTCGACGTCAAGGGTGCGGCCATCGGCCCAATAGGTGCCGTCAAAGTCCGGGTACCACATAGGCACCGAGTAACGGCTGGCTTCCAGGGTCTGCAGGGTGGCCAGCGGCAGTTCGGTGCCGTCCTTGTCCTTCGGCGTAGCCCCAAGGCCGACCACAGCGCCGGTTTTCACCCGGCAAGGGCTGTCTGCGATGCTCACTGCCCGGTTGCACAGACGGCCGGCGTAAGCCCCGATGAGGTTGGGCCACAGCTGCGGGATCAGGGAGACCGATTCCGCCGCGATGCCATCCTGCAGGGCGGCCAGTTCTGCCTCGTATTCGCTCCAGTCCTGACCGCCCTCGGCGGTGGAGACGATGCCCTGCACCGCCAGCAGCATGGCTTGCCAGCGACCCCATTTGGCGATCAGCTCCTGGTTGAGGGCGTGGGCGGCGTTGATTTTCGCCTTGTCCCACTCCTGCCCCAGCACCACGACGGCCTCGAATGACTGGGTTTTCTGGGCAGTGCGAACGGCATCCTTCCAGTCCATGTCGGTCGGCAGCACGAAGGCGGCGGCCGTCCAGTTCTGGCCGGCGTTGGCCATGGCGGCCTGCAGGTTGGTTTTCAGCTCGCTGTCAGCCTCGCCCAGCAGCTTGTCAAAGTCAGACTGGGTGTTGAGCGAGAGCAGCTTGCTGGTGTTGGTCGGCGCACTGCCGATGAACAGCAGGTGGCGCTCGACTTCCGTCACAGGCCCCTGCATCTGGTTCAAGTTGTTGATCTGTACATAAGGCCACATGCCGTTATTTCCCCTTCATGCCTTGCTTGTTGACGTCCCAGCCGTAGTTGATGCTCTGCAGCGCGCGGGCAAAGGCCTGCTCGCGCTGCTGGGTGTTGGCGCCCAGGAACGGGCGGGCGGGTAGCTGGATCTCCCAGCTCTCTTTCACCGGTTCATCCTTGAGTTTCTTGATCAGCAACCCCGCCTGGGCGTAGTTGAGGTTGCCCGTTATCCAGCCCAGTGAGGCCGAGCGGTATGCCCGCTTGCGCTTGCCCGGGCGCTTGAACCCCAGTTCCCGCAACTTGCGGGCTTGTGCCTTGCTGGCCTGCTTGTTCTTGCCGCCGTCGCTGGGGGCAATACGGCGCCGGCTGGCTGCCGTTACCTTGTAGGTGTGCCCCTTCTGGTGGGTGTTGGCGATGACCCCGGCGTGGGCGCTCATGGTGCCCTTGGTGAACCCCAGCTCTGCTACGTCCTGACGAGGCTCGCGGATCTGCAACAGCTTGGGCAGGCCACGCAACATCTTGCGTTTGCCCCGCTTGCGCGGTGCCCACTGCTGGCCGTTGGGGTCTTGTTGCTGGCGCACGTTACGGGCGGCCAGCTTCTTCATCTCGTTTGCTGCTCGCCACACCAGGCGCTTGCGCTTCTTGGGTGGCAGGGCCAGCAGGTTGAGCTGGTCTTTGCTGCGGCGAGTGTCCAGGGTGATGGTGATCATGACTGGCCACCGATCTGGTGATGGCCGGTATCACCCACGTTCAGGTCGATATGGTCGGCCACCCAGATGTCATAGGGGGCCACGTTCCAGCGCTTGCCGTCCCAGTTGATGGGGCCCTGCTCGTGCTCAACCAGGCGCAGCGGCTCGGTAAAGGGGAGCTGGATCTCAAGGTCAGCCGTCCTTTCATCGTTCGGGGTGACGGCGTACTCGGGATCGCTCAGCTCGAACCGCTCGCGGAATTCGTCATGCTCCTGCACCCAGGCGGCGACAGCGGCCAACACTATGGCCGGATCAAGCTCGCGAAACGGCAACTGCTCGATGGTGAACACCGCCTGATAGGTGAGCCAAGCCACATCCACTCCGGTGGGGCCCATGTTTTTGGGCTCCAGCCGGATGGTGCCGTTCTCCATCCAGCTATCCAGCGTCTTGTGGCACTTGGCCGGGAGCACCCGCAGCAACTCGGCGTGGAGCGCCTGCAGGAAATAGCCCTGGGCCTGTTGCTCGTTCATGTCACTGTTCATATCAGCGAGACCCCCGCTCTGTGCTTGCCCTTGATGCTGCGCACCAGCTGCTGACTCTCGGCCAGCAGGTGGGCGCGCTGGTCTGGCGATCGCTCTACCTGGTTGTTGGCGGTGGCCCGCTCGGTGACGCTGGCGAACTCGGGCAGCAGGGCGGCCTTGGCGCGGGCAAAGACGGCGGCCAGATACTGCTCTGTCAGCGCATTGGTGCCGCCTTCCAGGCTGGGCCCGGGTACCTCGGCGGCGGTGGTGTAGCCCTTGCCTTGCAGCGCGGCCTGATGGCTCGCCAGCTGCAGGTTGATTTCAGAGACGGCGGCCAGCAGGGCGGCGCCGGTGGTCTGGGTATCCAGATCAGCAGGCAGGGCGCGGCGGCGCTCGAAGTCAGCGACGGCCACATCCGGCCAGAACCCGTCATTGCGGATAGTGGCGGCGCTGTAGTCGATGTCCTTGCCTGCAAACATGGCTTGCCTCGCTGGTTGGTTGAAATGGGGCACCCCTGTAGCCACGCAATTGCCGCTGGGTTAGCCAGAGGCTGCCCATGGCATTCGCGCCGGGGGGCGGCGGCACGGAGAGTCGGTTACTCCGAGAGCGCCCGCAGGCGCATGGCAATCTTGTGGCGCACGGTGCCCACGCCGATCTTGGCGTGGAGCTTTTCGGCCTCGGCCAGCCAGTGGTCGGCCTGCTCCAGCACGTTGCCGTCATTGACGGCGCTGGGCAGTGGCTTGCCCTCGCTATCGCGCAGCAGGTGCAGGCCGGCGGCCCGGAACCACTTGGCGGTAATGCGCTCGTTGAGGCGCCACTGGTTGCGTACCAGGTCGAACACCCGGGCGAACCAGGGATCGACGCTGTGGCCGTTGGTGCTCTGGGTCTCAGCCCACTCGAGCACGGTGTCGGCCACGAAGGTGGCCCAGTTGCGCTTGATGTTGGGCGGGGTCGGCTGGTGCTGCTCGATGGCGATCAGCGCCCAGGCGATCCCGGTATCGAAGTCGCCCACGTCGAAGGCCCAGATGATGAGCTGGGCAAACAGCTCATTGCGGTGCGCGATGCCGGCGGCCAGGTAGCGCTCCACGTAGGGGCGATACTTGGGCAGCAGCTCGCGGCGCTTCATCTCGATCCGATCGGTGATGCGCTCGCACTGGCGCAGGCGGGCGATGTCCTGCTCGAGCGCCAGCAGTTGCAGGTGCAGGCTGTCCCCCACGGCGCCGGTCGCCTGGCCGGTGATGGCCGTTTGCGCGATAGCGGCGGTCGCTTCATGGCGTAGCTTGTGGCGCAGCGCGGGGGAGAGCATGGCTTAGCCTCCTGTGCTTGCGGTCACGGGGGCGTCCGGGTCGGCGCCGAGCTCGATGTCGGCCTCTTCAAAGCCGCCATAGGCCTTGTATTCGCCGATGGCGTAGCCCTCCATGCGCCAGTACTGGTTCTCGAAGGCCTTGGCGTCCTGGTTATCGTCGGCCTTGCGCTTGCGGGTGCCGCGCTGGGTGTAGATGTGCAGGTTGTCCAGGGTGGTGACCACCATGCGCCGGCCCGGGAAGAAGGGCGGGATGTAGGCTTTGCGCCCGGCGATGGACTTGGCCAGCATCTGGGCGGCGATCTGCTCGCTCGGCTTGGTGGCCTCGCTGTAGAGCTTGGCTTGGGCGGCGGCGACCAGGTCGGTGCCGACCAGTACCACCAGGCGCGGGTCCTGTTGGAACAGGGGATCGATGGTGGTGTTGATGAGATCCGACGCCATCTCGTCCAAGGTTCGGTAATGACCGCGGCCATCCGGGTCGAAGTGGATCTTCTTGCCGGCTTCGGCCTTCACGATCTGGCTGCCGTCGTTCCAGGCACGGGCGAGCTGGTGCCAGCCCGTGTTCACGTCCTGGCCGAGGGGGTGTTTCTCGGCGTCGGTCGTCGGCTCAGCCGAAACCCCGTTCCAACCGACCCGCAGCATGTCGAGGGCAAAGGCCTTGTTGGTGAACTCATTGACCAGGCGCATGAACTCGCCATCGCCGCCGGCGTTGGCCCAGGTGCACAGGGTGGACCAGGGCAGCTGCGCGCAGGAGTCGGTTTCGGTCAGCTCGTAGGTGTTGCCACCCACACCGATAGCGCGTTTGAAGCGCCCGCCCGCCTTGCGGCCGGTGTAGAGGGCCCCGACGCCCACTTGCACCACCTGGCCCTTGATCTGGTCCACGTCCAGCACAGTGATGAGTTTCAGGAACTCGAGGGAATCGAGCAGGGCCTGGCGCAGGTTGCTCTCGACCGGGCCGGTGACCGAGAACTGTTTCGACAGCGCGGCCTCGGGGATGTTGTAGGCCTTGGCCAGCTGGCTGCAGTAGGTTTGCAGCGCGGCCATGGCGTGGGGGGTCAGGGTTTGGCTCACGGTGGGGGCTCCTTACACCAGGGGGATGTTGTCGTTGCCGCCCAGGGGGCTCGGGCGCTGACCCGGCTTTTCGGCGGAGAACTGCTCGATGGTCTGGGTGATGCCGTCGAGCTTGCTGGCCATGCCGGTCATGGCCTCGGTCAGTTGGCTGAACTGCTCGGCGGTCACAGCCTCGGTGGCGGCCGGCTTGGGCGCCGGTTTCTCTTGCTCGTCGGTGCCCTGATTGCCGGCGGTGAACGTGGCGACGTTCTCGGCCAGGCTCTCGAATTTGCTGCCCAGGCCGTTAAGGGCCTCGGTCAGCTGGGTGAACTGTTCGGGTTTCATTGCCTCGTCCTCATCGTCGTGGCTGTGTGGGGGGGTCAAGGGGGCGAGCTCCTCGCCATGGTTGGCCAGCAGGCTGAACAACTTCTTGAGAAAGCCGCCCGGCTCCTTGGGCAGCGAGAAGCCGGACAAGTCCAGCGGCTCGCTGGTGCCGATGGCGTGGCCCTGGTGCTTGGTGCTGAACTTGAGCTGGGTGGTGCCGGTGCTGGCCGGCTGGTCGGTAACGCCGAGGCCGAGCAGGTAGGTGCGGCCGGTGTCGGCGAAGTTCTCGAAGGGCTCGATGGAGCAGAACTGATACTGGCCCACCTGGTTGTAATAGATGAGATCCCGGGTCGGGCTCAGGATGGCGAATAGCTTGAGCTTTCCGTCGACCTCTTCGGTCTTGAGTGCCTGCACCGTGCCAACCGCGGACCAGCGATCGTGATCGGGCCACAGCAGGGCGGTGTAAAAGCTCGGGTCGTAGGTCTCGGCCATATCGACCAGCCACTGGTGGGTGATATCGCGGCCATCGACGGCCTTGCCTTCTGTGGCGATGCACACCCAGCCGGTGCGCAATTGAGAGTCGTTGGGGGTGCTCATGGGGTGCTCGCCGCGCCTCATCGTTGTGAATGCGGGCTCAGGCTATCGGGGCGGGAGGGGCGTTTCATCCGGTTGCGTTCCGGGCAATTCGGATATCAGGGGTTATCCGAAGTCATCCGAACGAAAGCAGCCAAAGGGAGAGGGAGGGGCTCGTTAAGATGGCGCCGAGACGATAACCCGAGGACGCCATGGCTTACCCCGACGAGATCCGTACCGCCGCGCGCGGCCTTTACCTTAAGCGCTGGACCCCCCAGGAGATCAAGGAGGAGCTCGGGCTTAACAGTTGCCGCATCGTCTATTACTGGGCCGAGAAGTTCGGCTGGCGCGACCTGCTCACCGAGGAATCGGTGGAAGAGGCGATCAACCGGCGCCTGCAGGTGTTGATGCACCGGGAGAAGAAGACCCAAGGGGAGCAGGAGGAGCTCGATCGGCTCATCGAGCACCACGTCAAACTCAAAGAGAAGGCGCTGCGCTGGGCCGAGCGCCAGGCGGCATTAAGTGGCCGTGACGAAGGCGGCGAGCATACCCCACGGCGCGAGATGAATGCGCAGGGAGTGGGTAAGAAAAAACCCCGCAAGGGGGGCAAGAACGACATCAGCCAGCTCACGGCGGCCGATTTCCAGCCCTGGGTAGACACCCTGTTTGGTTATCAGCGGCATGTGCGCCAGGCCAAAGACGATCCGGCACTGCCGCGCACCCGCAACATCCTCAAGAGCCGACAGATCGGGATGACCTATTACTTCTCGGGCGAGGCGCTCGAGGATGCGGTACTCACCGGCAACAACCAGATCTTCCTCTCGGCCACCAAGGTACAGGCCGAGGTGTTCCGCTCTTATATCCGCAAGATTGCCGCCACCTTCCTCGGCGTCGCCCTCTCCAATGGCAACCCCATCACCTTGTCGAACGGGGCCGAGCTGCACTTTTGCTCCACCAACTCCGACAGTGCCCAGTCGCGCTCGGGCAACGTCTATATCGACGAGTATTTCTGGATTGGCGGCTTCGAGAAGCTGGCCGACGTGGCCTCGGCCATGGCGACCCAGAGCCACTTTCGCAAAACCTTCTTCTCGACCCCCTCGAGCAAGGCACACCCGGCCTATCGCTTCTGGAGCGGGGAGCGCTGGAAGGGGGACCGTCCGGCCCGCCAGGCGATCGACTTCCCGGGCGAGGAGGCGCTGCGCGACGGAGGGCGCGTCTGTCCGGACAAGCAGTGGCGCTACATCATCACGGTGGAAGACGCAGTGCGCATGGGGTGCGACCGGATCAACATCGAGGAGCTGCGCGACGAGTACCCGGACGAGGTGTTTGATCGCCTCTTCATGTGCCGCTTCATCGATGATGCCCTGTCTGTGTTCAAGTTCCAGCACATGGAGCGCGCCGGGGTCGATCCGAGTCGCTGGGGTGACTACAAGGGCGGCACCTCCCGCCCGTTTGGCCTGCGCGAAGTGTGGCTCGGCTATGACCCGAGCCGCACCCGGGACAACGCCACCCTGGTGGTGGTCGCCCCGCCCCTGGTCGAGGGCGAGCGCTTTCGTGTGCTCGAGCGCCACTACTGGCGGGGGCTTAATTTCCAGTACCAGGCGCAGGAGATCGAGCGCATCGCCGGCCGCTTCAATGTGACCTACCTCGGGGTGGACGTGTCGGGGATCGGGATTGGGGTCTATGACCTGCTCTCGGCCTCGCCCCTGTTCAAGGGCAAGCTGCGTCCCATTCACTACAGCGTCGAGACCAAGGGCGCCATGGTGCTCAAGCTCATCGACGTGGTTGAGGCCAACCGCATCGAGTGGGATGGCAGCGATCGGGATATCCCGGCGGCCTTTCTCGCCATCAAGCGCGGCACCACCGGCGGCGGCCAGATGACCTTCAAGGCCGGGCGCGACAACCTCACCGGCCACGCCGACGTGTTCTGGGCCGTGGCCCACGCCGTGGCGAACGAGCCACTCAACACCACCCGTAAACGCAAATCAACCTGGGCGGTGAGCCCAGCAAAGAGGGCTGCATGACCCGCAAGCATACCCCGGCAGCACCTGCCGCCATGACCCACAAACCGGCCGTGATGTTCTCGATGCCCGAGCCGGTCGACTCAACCGCCTGGATGACCGATTACACGGACGTGTTTTTGAACCCCTGGGGGGATTACTACCAGCCGCCCATCGACCGCAAGGGGCTGGCCAAGCTGACCCGCGCCAACGCCCACCACGGCGCCATCTTGATGGCCAGGCGTAACATGGTGTCGGGGCGCTTTGAAAGCGGCGGGGTGCCGCGCGCCACCATAGCAGCGTTCGTGCATAACTACCTGCAAAGCGGGGACGCGGCACTGCTGAAACTGCGCAACTACTGGGGCCAGGTGGTGGGGCTCTATCCGCTCTCGAGCATCTACTTGCGCCGCCGGCCCCAGGGTGGCTTTGTGCTGCTGCAGCGTAATGGCCAGCACCTGGATTATGCCGAAGAGGATGTGATCTGGCTGGCCCAGTACGACCCCGAGCAGCAGGTCTATGGACTGCCCGACTACCTGGGTGGCCTGCAGTCGGCCCTGCTCAACCGGGACGCGACCCTGTTTCGGCGCCGCTACTTTCTCAACGGTGCCCACATGGGGTTTATCTTCTACACCTCGGATCCGAACATGGACGACGACACCGAGGCCGAGATGAAGGAGATGATCGCCGGCAGCCAGGGGGTGGGGAATTTCCGCTCCATGTTCGTCAACATCCCGGGCGGAGACAAGGACGCCATCAAGCTTATCCCGGTGGGCGACATCGCGACAAAGGACGAGTTTGCCGCCATCAAGGGGATCACCTCCCAGGACGTGCTGACCGCGCACCGCTTCCCGGCGGCGCTGGCCGGCATCATCCCGGCCAACGGCAGCGCCGGTCTGGGGGATCCTGAGAAGTACGATGCCACCTATACCCGCAACGAGGTGCTGCCCCTGTGCGAGCTGGTCACCGAGACCATCAACAGCAGCGGGATCCCGCGTGGGTTGTGGGTGAGCTTTAGGGCAGCATCGATAGATGCCTAGTGCAACTTAATGAGTTATAATGCGTTCTATTGATTGTTTTTGGAGGGGCTATGCGAGTAATGTGTCCAGAGTGTGGCCAACGTGGTCGCATTACCAAAACCAACCGGATGAGTAACCAAGTCTCTGATCTCTATTGCCAATGCGCTGACGCTGAGTGCGGTCACACCTGGGTTTCTCGATTGGCGTTTTCACACACGCTTAGCCCATCAGCTAAGGCATCCGAACAACTCGTTTTACAGTTGGCCAGGCAGCTTAGCCCGGAAGGACGGCAACTTATTCTGAATGGATTAGGGGCTTAGAACACCTCTTTCTACCTCTACCACTTTGTTTACCTGTATGCATAGGGTGTTGTGAGAGCGGTTAAAGTTCAACAAGGACTGATTAATAGAGCGATAGATTTATACTATGGTTCTGTCTGAGGCAAATTCAACCTTTAGGGCTCCTGTTCTGGAGATTTCAACCAGTTGGCCTAGTAATGGTTTAAGCTCTCTGCTTGTGATGTGAGTGAGATTCTGCGGCGTCTAGTCAACCAAGTGTTCCCACCCCTATACATGAATGGTTTCTCATGAGCCCCTCAACTGGCTCGCCCACTGTTACCCCATGAAGTTTTTCATTTTGCATCATTAGCCTCTGCCCTTTAGATGGCAATCTAAAGTCAAAAACTGCGAATATAATAAATTGTTTATATAACATGATGTTATGTGTGTGTGGTTGCGTATGAGGACAAGATTCAGTAGCATGGGCAGGTTGTGTTGCGATCACTTGGCTTGGGGGCTTTAAGGTAATGTTTGGCAGAATTTCTGAGAAGGATTTTGTAGAGTTGCAACGTATGACTTACGGTGTAACTGGGACCCTTTTACAACAAGAACTTAGCTTGGGTCGGGCATTGGGGCTTGGCTTTGTCGATGATCAAGCGATTGCGGACCTAAGTGCTTTCAAGCGAGCTGGCCACTTCACTTATGATCCTGAAGTTATTCTGCCGAGCTACATGACTGCAGGTACCGGTTTGCCTGTGCGTTTGATCGCATACTACGACAGAACACCTGTTGCTTATGCCTCTGGTGTCTTGGGTGACAACAGTATCGATCTCCACTATTGGGAGGTTAGTACTGTAGCACCTAAGGAAGTTCATGTCGTATGGGTTCCTATTGTTCTTGCTGCAATGGAAGGACTCTCCACAGGGGTAGAACACTTCTCCCAAAGTGAGACATTGGTCGAACGTTTCGCGTTTACATCCCCAGAACGCTGTGACATTATCCCATTTGAGTCGGCTGGATTCACCTATGTAGATAACTATCTCAAAGGTATCCCTGCTGTTGTCGCTTACAGGACGAAAGCAGCACTTGACTCTTAGAATCACCATGTGTATAGTTTTTGCCCATCTTTGATGATGGTTAACCATACTGGTTAATTATTAATCCTAAACACCGTACCTATTGCCGCTCAGTCGGTTGCAAGACTAGGTAAAGGTGTATACTAATACCCATCTAGATGGGTTTATGGTTGGAGTCTGCTATGGCGAATCGTAAAGAACTCATGAAAGCAGTGGAAGCTGTTGTTTCGGAGTATGCAGAAGGCCGTGGTCCGCTGGTTAAATTCGCTGAAATGAACATGAAGCTGATTGAACTCGCGACCAAGGATGATTCTTTATTCCGTTATCTTGGAGTTCCGGATCAAGCTTGGCAACAGCGAGCCTGCTGACTACATATCAGTAGCTTAAAATCCTAAGAAAGGGAGAAAAGTTAACTTTTCTCCCTTTTTTCATACGCACAATTTTGCTCTTGAAAACAAGATAGAGCCCGAAAGGAACCACCCTAGTCAATCTATAGGTTTTTGGTCGGCCTAGCGGTGCATTTTCAGATCATCATAGAGATCCTCATGGCAAGCAATGCTAAGTAGGAAAAGCTGCTGCGTGGTGCCTTTCCGATCGTAGTCGCCAAGCAGTGCTATCTGATTCTCTACCCCGAGCAAATTCAGCAGTGGTGCCAAGCCTGCATCCTAGCTCAGCCATCGGCGCGAGCCCTGAAACAGGCTGAGAAGGCACAGGCCAAGGCGGGTAAGAAGCGCATCCGGTAACTGGATCAGGATTACGCTGCAAAGATAAAACTATTGCGGAGGCGGCAGCACTGCTGATACTGCAAAAAGATCGATGCCTACTGGAGCCGGGTCGACGAGCGAAAATAGGGCTCTCACCGATTCAGATAGCCGTTCTCTAGGGCCGCAGTACTGTCATTAGTGACAAGTCTTTCTGGTTCCGACATGACTACCTTCGTCTTGTCACCGGAGAGGCTAGGGAGGCCAGATGGACGATTACTTTGTTGCGATGAGCGTCAACCCCACCCACTATGTGGCCCATTGCTGGGGCTGTAGCCGTCTCGAGCGGGAGCACTATCGCCACTATTTGGGGGAGTTTGCCTCTGAGAAGCTGGCGATCATGAAGACGCTTGAACACTTCCCGGAGGCAAAGATCTGCGCCATCTGCATGGATAAACCGTTGGAGCCGCTCATCGTTATTGAGTGACCCACCTATGGTCACTGAGGGTCATTAGATGCGCTCGATTTGCTTGCCAAAGCTCGCCATCAGCCATCCGCTAACAAGCAGAAGTAGCCAACCGATGAGCCCTACAAGGGTTTCGGGGATCATGGCCTGGATGACGGGCCACTGGTCAAATAGGCCGGGGGGAGTGGGCAGTGTTGCTTTGCCATCAGCTATTGTCTGAAACCGGCTAAACGCTCGCTCGATTCGGCCTTCAAACAGGAATGCTCTGGCGCCCAGCATTAGCGCTGCTATAGAGAGCGTCATCAGCAGGCCACCAACGAACTTCAGCACAGCAGGCTCCATGACAAGCGTGACAAGCAGATCCTTTAAGCGCTCCATAATCAACCATCTAGTTGTGGGCTCTATTTGAGGCACTATAACGCTTTTTCCCGAGTTTGTGGTTTAGAGGCGATGATCCGCGATCACCTGGTGCTGCGTAGGCCGGTAGGAGGCATTGATAATTGCAGCTGTACCCGGGTTGGCGCGATCGGTGGGGCTACCCGGGGCAATCCAGAGGGTTCGGCCCGTGCTGGCGTCACGGATGGTGCCGCTCTGCTCGATCACTACCGGCGTCAGACCTTCCACCCGATGGCGCCGCCCAATGGGGCGGCCGGCGACCGAGTGCACCGGTACTGTGGGGCGTCGCTCTCTGGACTGAAACGGCTTTGACGCCTCATTGTTGCTGGCCGGCAGAGCCAACAGGGCTGGGCGTGGATATCGAGAGCGCAGGATGGCGCAGGCCAGCGTCTGCTCTTCCCCCGATAGCAACCCCACCCATTGGCTGATCTCATCGGCCGGCCAGTTGCGCTTGAGGATGCTGGTCACCCGGTTATCCAGGCGTCGGTAGTTATCCTGGCTGACAGTTGGGGCCAGGGCTTCACTGGGTCGTCTGCTCATCTGATGCCTCCCACTCTTCCCACTCGCGGTACTCCTCTTGCTCTTGCATCCACGTCGGCGAATCCAGCCCCTCGAGCACCCGCCACATCTCTGACTGGTAAGGCTCGGGCAGCATCTCGATCCAGCGGTGCGCGCCGCTATGGCCCTGTACCTGGTAGAGGCTGCCGCAGAGACTGACCAGCTCTGGCCACTGCGGGTCATCGGGGGCAATGGCGTACTCATCTTCCTGGCCGTGGGATCTCGACGAGGATTCAGACTGCCACGGCGGTTCACCGGCTGGGGCCCGGCTCGACTGCAACTGGCCGTTCTCAAGCCAGAGGGTGTAACCATCAGTGCTGACTTGGGCGCCTTCCCGTAGGCGCTTGATAGAGAAGGGCGATAACCCCCACTGCTCTGCCATTACCTGATCCGCAAACGCCGCAGGATCCGGCTGCGTACAGTTATTGTCAGAGCTCCAAGGCGCCGGGCTGCCGCCCGGCTTAACCCCAACCCCCCCAGCTCCGGCAGCCTTGGTGGCCTCATAGGTGCCGGCGGGAACCACTTCCCACCCCTGCAGGCGAGTTTTGACGCCAAGGCGCGCCGTGTGTAGTCCCATCAGGCGCTGGATGTCTTCACCGTAACGGTTCGCCTGCTCCTCGATGAGGTGGGCCAGCTTGATGGGGTGCTCGGTGCGCGCAGCCAGGGCCCCGCCCATGGCGTGTAGGTAGCAGCGAAAGATGCCGTTATCGGCGGCGAAGCGGGCGGCCTCAAAGCGCGGATCCATCAGCACCGGCTTGGGGGGGCCAACCAGATCGCCACTCTTCTTGGCGTTGCTGATACGGCGCAGCTCACGCCAGACGCCGACCGGGGCGCCGCCTATCTGCTGGAAGGTACGAATGCCCCACCAACTGGCCCAGGCAACGGCATGCTGGGCACCGAGATCGGCCGCCGTGCCCGCTTCATCGTCCCCCTCGACGTGCTCGCCGTCGATGTTCTTGGCGATATAGGCGGCGATGTAGCCGGTGGCGTCGCCCTTGGCCGGATCGATCTCCTTCCAGTCAAAACGCGGGGTGATATCGGTAAACGGGATCCCCTGGTTAAGGCGCTCCAGCTCATCACGGTCATCGCTCAGGGCGTAGTGCTGCAGGGTGCTGATCACTCGCCACTTGTCAGCCGGGCGCATAAACAGCAGCAGGTGCCAGTGCGGGGTGCCATCGTGGTGGGGCTCACAGACCCGAAAGCCGTAAACGGGGGTATTGGCGCGCTTGAGGCTGGCACGGCTCAGGCTCCACAGTTTGGCCAGATAGGCGCACGTGTCGCGGGGCGTGGCACCCTGGTACTTGTCGTTCTCGACCGTCTTGCCGTTGCGACCGGTCTTCCAGGCGTGATAGCGGCTCGGGGCCGTCCAGGTGAAGAACACCCCCACATGCCCCATCTCTTCGGCGTAATCCTCAAAGCCGCGCATGCGGGTCATCATCTCGTTGCGGCGGTTGACCGGGTTAGAGGGGCTTGCCTCCCAGCACTCCTTCATCGAGACCACCAGATCATGCCGGGCGTTCATCACCTCCGACTCGGCCAGCCAGCGCATCATGGCTCGCTTGCGCTCGCGCACCACCTTCATGGTGGCGTTCGACACATAGGCCGACACGCCCTTGCGGACCTTGCCGAGCAAAATATTGATGTGCTCTTGCAGCCGGTCCCAGCAGCGGTTGATGCGCTTCTCCCACCACTTGGCCGAGAGCAGGCGCACCATCACGCTCAAGATCCAGTTATCCCGAGTCTCTTCTGATTTGAACGTGGGCATGTCGCCGATAAAGCCCCACTGGTCAGCCGGTTGGCGCACTGCCTCAAAGGCCAGTAGCAGATCAGGCTGTTCGCCGCCTTTGATGCTCTGCTCGATGTGGTGCCAGATGGCAGCCGTTTGGTTGGCGAACTGGTGCGCCACCCGCTCGCGGCTCTCTTTGTCACGCAGCTGCTGCGGGTCGACCGGGATCGCCTGAATAAGGCCGCGCACCCATTGGGTGCGCTCGCGTAGCCAGATGTTGGCGCTGCGGCTGGGGCGGGTGCTGCCATCTTTGCGCCGGCGCACATACTGTTTAAACAGGGTCTGGGTCAGTTGGGGGGAGAGGCCATCGAGCAACTGGATGGCCCACAGCAGGTCGTATTGACCGCGGGGACCACCGAAAACGGCGTCAACGTTGACGCCGGGCAGAGAGTTGGAAAGGGTGTCAATGCGCTGCCGCAGGGTCTTCTTGGAGAGCGGCAGCCGGGAGCTGCGGCGGATCATGGGAGGGCGGCACCTGCCATTTCGCGAAGGTGACGGCGGCAGACGGCCAGGGTATGGGTGGCGTTTTGCAGGGTCTTGCGCACGGCCTTGCACTGGCGCAAGGCCAGGTCAATCGAGCCATGTGGGCGCGGTGACAGCTGGCGCAGTGCCAGCAGGCGGCGCTGGTAGTCACGCAGTCTCTCTTTATCCTCCGCCTCTGCGGTGCGCCAGTGGCTGACCCTGGCGGTCAGTCGGTCGATAAGGTGATGGCTCATCGAATGGTCTCCCCCAGTCCGTGCAGTGGTTGGCAATGGGCCCACCACTGGCCGATCTCTTTGGCCAGCACCGCCTCGCCATTGCCCAGGGCCAACCAATAGAGGGCGCGAATAGCGCCAAGAGACAGCAGTTCTTTGGTGATGTCCCTCAGTGGGCCTTGCCCTGAATGGTTGAATTCGTTTCTGGCCACGGCCCAGTGTTTGGCCAGTTGGCTGATGGCGGCGGGGGGCTGCAGGTGGGCCGGGCCCGACTCACCGCCATCTTGCTCAGCAAGGGGGGCTTGCAGTGCAAACAGATCGTTCATTGCTCATCCCCCATGACCGAGTCGTCATCCATCAGATCGGCTGGCTTGCTGGTCACCACCAGTTGCACCTGGATGTATTCCTCGCCCGAGTAGAGTTCACCCAGGGCGATCCGGTTTTCCTGCTCGCCGCTGGCCAGCAACTCGGTAAGCAGCGGCAGCACGGCGTGTTCGGCGCGCTTGGCGATATGGATGGCATCGATGCTCATGGTTGGGTCCTCCGGCTCAGGGTGCGAAAGAGCTGGTGCCAGCGCAGTTGCTGGCGTGCCTGCTCGCGTAAATGGCGGCCCTCGGGGCCGGGCTTGGTGCTGTAGATCTGGGCCTTGATGCGGTGCGGCAGGTCGGCCAGATTGGCCAGGGCCGTTTGCGTCGCGATGGGGTGAAACAGTGTTTTCATGCCACCCCCTCGATGATGCGTATCGCGCCAGAGGTCAAGCGCTCCATACGGGCATAGCCGCGCTGGCCTTTAAGCCAGGTGGTGCCGCAATTGGTGTACCCCTGTTGCACCAGGTAGGCGTTGGCGGCCTTGATATTGGGTACTGTGTGGCGGGTGATAATGGCTGCCATGATCAGATCTCCCCTCGGCAGTTAACGCATGACCAGATCGCGTGCCATGCCATGGCCACCGGGCGCTCGAGGGCGCGGATCAGATCGGGGTCGCAGTGGTGGCGCCGGTTGTAGTGGGTCAGCTTGCGAGTTTGCAGGCGCAGATTGCGCAATTGGTCACGAATAGCTAAAGTTGCCATGTCGACTTCCTGATACGTTGTTGATAAGGGCCCGCTTGGAGTTGCCGCTCCGTAGTGCGGGCTTTTTTATTGTCCAATGGCGCGCGGCCCTTGCTGCAGCATGTTGGTGGCCGCCAGCACGGCGCGTTTCATGCGCAGGCGGTTGGCTCTCTCTTTCTTCTCTCGTTCTATCTCTCGTTGGGCCCGGTCGGTGGTGACCGGATGCCACACCTCTGTGGTGCAGCCACAGCGAAAATCCCCCTGGTACTCCAGTGCGATCACCGCCAGGCGAATCGCCTCACGCTGTGCATGGGGCAGCGCCGACAAGGTGGCGCTTATCACCTCATGACGTGGCTGGCGTGCGATGGCGCAGATGGCCGCTCGTTTGGTCTGGCTCATGGCCAGCCAGTCGCTATCCAGGCTGGATCGCGTCTTGCGCAGCAGCTCACGCAGCAGCAGGCAGCCGGCGGTGTTCATGGCCACCTGCTCGTCCGGGGTCAGGCCGGCCAGATTGCGCTGCTCATGGTCAATGGATTGGGTTTGCATGGGTTCCCCCTTACATGGTCGCGGCTTGCATCAAGATGTCTGATGCACAGGCTAGGATTGGTGCTGCTTGTAAACGCGCATCTAACGCCATGGCTAACTGGGCGCAGGATCCGAATATGCTGGTGATCTTCCCCATCAGAGAGTCATGCTCTCCGTTGGTGATGCGTCCCCGTGTAGTCAGGTCTAATGTCCGGCGGCCTACGTCGGCCACCGTTGCGTTCAGCTCGATCACCTGGTGCAACATGCTTTCAGCTGGTGCGACATCTGGAATGGTTGATGCGGTGAGTCCACAGCAATGTAGGGCACCATCGATCAGGGTTTCGTCCCCGCCGGTGGCGTTGGTGAGGGCAATCATCTCCTGCACGGTCAAGAAGTGCTCCTGACCGTTGTTCAGCTTGTTGGCCAGGGTTTTCGGATTCATGCCAATTTCGCGGGCGAGTTGGGACAGATTGTGGTTGCCCGCAAACCTTCGGCATGCACTTGCAAAGTACGGATGTGAAAACTTGGCATCTTTACACATGAATCTCACTCCATTGAGTGCCATAGTCATCAGGAGATTGCAGGTAGGTATGCAGCGGAGGCAGCTTTGTGGTAGAGCGCTACCATGTTGATCAGGACGCGGTGCTTGGGTCCTGCCTTGGGCATGATCTGAAGTTCACCGCAGGCGATCATTTTCCTGACAGTGCCAACAGGGATGCCGGTATCGGCGCTATAACGCTCGATGGTTTTGACCGGTGTGTCGATCTTGAGTGCAATCTCTGACATGATAGATCCCCTTAAACGTTGCTCAATACGGCTCGATATAGCTCTAAAGCTTCAATTCAACCTTGCAGAGTGAATTGTTGATCTAAAAAGCTGCATGGTCAAGCCGAAGGAGCATTGCTCGTTCAATAAAGTTCTATAAGGTGCTTTATGACTACGGAGAAAGCTTTAAAGGTTGATTTTGACCAGTCATCCTTCTCGGAGCGACTTACCAAGGTGATAGGTAACGAACCGATTCGCGCTTTTGCTCGAAGAGCAGATATGAGTGATAGCGGCCTCAAGCGCTATCTGTATGAGGGGACCATTCCTCCTATTGATCGAGCTTTAAACTTGGCGCGAGCAGGAGGAGTCACCTTTGATTGGCTGGTGTTTGGTATCGGAGATGTGCCGAATGGTGCTCTATCGAATCTGTCTTCTGCGCCAGCGACTGATGCCCAAGGCTTTCATCTAACCGACGAGTTCACCACGATCCCCGCTTATCAGGTTGAGGCAAGTGCCGGTCATGGCTCGCAGATTACGGATGAGCCGTTGGCCGAACCAATGGCCTTCCGTACTGACTGGCTACGCCGTGAGGGGTTTGACCCTGCAAAGATGGCGGTCATTCGAGCCAAAGGTGACTCGATGGAACCGACCATCAACGACGGCGATGTGATCCTGATCCGCCTCAAGAACGGGGAAGCACCTCGCGATGGGCTCTATGTGCTGCGCCTCGATGGCGGCTTGTTCGTCAAGCGCCTGCAGTTCGACCTGGGTGGAGTGCGCATCATCTCTGACAACCCCCTCTATAAGTCGCGTGACCTGAATCGGGCGGAGTTGGCCGAGCTGGATCTGGTTGGTCGTGTGGTCTGGGCGGGCAAAAAGTTTTAAGGAGTTCTCATGCTTTCTGTGTTGGCCATCTGGGCAGCACTTTTATGCTTGCTGCTGACGGTGATCAGTTTGTTCAAACCGGCTTTATTTGGACAGAAGCGCCGGCTTAATGCGTTCTTTATCGGGCTCTATGCATTTCTCGGCTTTGCCCTGCTCAGCATGGTGCCGGATGGAAAAATTGAGCTGTCTGGCGGATTGGTGCTGCTAGCCTTGTTGGCTGTCGTACATGGGATCCTGCTGTTCTTCAGTCATGCCCTGTCTGTTCTCAAGATGAGCAAAGAGGAACGGGCGCAGAGAGTGGCATCAGTTCGCCCAGGTACAGCAGGGGCCGGCGTATTGGTGCTGTTCGTTGCGGCGCTCGCTGGCGCCTGGCTGTTCCGCCCTGCTCGGTTGGAAATCCCTATGCCGCCCGCTGATAGCGAGCTGGTTCATGGTGAGCAACAACCAGCCATGGCTCTGCGTCCACTCACCCTCGCTGAACAGTGCCAACTGGAGCAGGAGATCTATCAGCAGGTGAACCAGACCACTGACGGGGTGATGGGGCGCTTTGGTGGTCTACTCGATGGCCAGCAGATCGACTACCACCAGATTGCCGAGTATCGGGTAAGCACAGTCAATCCGGTGATATCTGCCGTTCGTGGTTCTATGAACGGCTTGCGTACCAGCCACCTGGATGATGATGTGGTTATCCGACTGGCTGCTGACTTGGTGCAGCGCACCGATGCGTTTGTTGGCCAGCTTTATACCGCCGCTAGAACTGGTGATGATGTTGCTTTGAGCTCTGCGCGTGACCAGCTGGAGCAGGCCATTGCATCCCACAAGCAAGCCCGAGCGGTGTGCGGACATGTCGGTTCGTAAAACAGATCACAAAACCAAGCCATGGTTGTCCGAGATTTACCCCGATGGTCGTGAGGGGCCACGCAAGCGCAAGCGCTTTGCCACAAAAGGGGAAGCATTGGCGTGGGAGTCTCACATGCTCACAGCCAAGCCATGGCAGGTAAAGGAAGAGGATTCAGGGGATCTTCGGCGCCTATCTGATCTTGTCTCGGCATGGTTTGGGCGGCACGGTCAGACACTGGCTGATGGCGAACGGCGACGCGACAAGCTGGTTTGGCTGTGCGAGGCGCTGGATAACCCGCTGGCCAGGGAGTTCACCTCCGAGATGTTCTCGGCGTACCGGGAGCGACGGCTTGCCGGTGAGCTTTATGTACCAGGGCAGCGCAAGCAGGTAACGCCTACCACTATCAACAGGGAACAGCTATACCTGCAGGCGGTTTTCAATGAGCTGTCCCGCCTCGGGGTGTGGAATGGTGGCAATCCCCTTTCCGACTTGCGCCAGTACAAGGTGCAAGAATCCGAGCTGGCCTATCTATCCCAAGATGAGATAGAGCAACTGCTTGATGCCTGTAAGGAACAGCGGGATCTATGGCTGGTTGTGATGCTCTGCCTTTCTACTGGGGCTCGCTGGTCAGAGATTGAGAAGGTCAGTCGCTCCCAGATTGGCATGGGGCGGATCACCTTTACCAAGACTAAGGGCAAACGTAATCGGACAGTTCCCGTTGCCCCCTGGCTGCTTGCCATGTTGCCGCGCCGAACTGGCCGCCTCTTTGATGATTGTTATGCAGAGTTTGAAAAAGCCATCAGACGAGCAGGCATTAAGCTCCCTGCAGGACAGAGTACTCACGTTCTGCGGCACACATTCGCCAGCCACTTCATGATGAATGGGGGCAACATTCTGGTGTTGCAGCGAATCCTCGGCCACACCGATATCAAGATGACGATGCGTTATGCCCACTTCGCTCCCGATCACCTGGAGGATGCTGTACGCCTGAACCCCATCACAGCCCTAAAAAGTGGCGACAAAGTGGCGGCGGAGGCAGCCAACTATGATTAA